TAGCCTCCGTAGCCCGAAGGGTTATCGTTGGGCCGTTACGTCACCCACTACCGGAGTAAATTCTTCTACCCTTCGGGCTACGGAGGCTACACTTGGACTCCTAAGGACAACGCGATGGAGCGTATCACAGAGGCGATAGCACCATACACGTTCCAGCCCACCCTTGATGTTGAGGGTATGCCTGAGCTTATCGTACAAGACATCAAGGTGCAACTCCCTGCTGACGCCATGCGTATCTACAAAGAAATGGAGGAGCATTTCTTTTCTATTATGACAGGGGATGCTCTCGTTGCCATGAATGCTGCGGCAGCGGGGACCAAATGTAGACAGATTGCTAACGGCGCTGTCTATGGCTCCCCCATAGATTATCAAATTAACACGAAAGAAGTCCACCACATACACGACGTGAAGCTGGAAGCTACACAGGACTTGCTGGAGCAGATTAACGCGCCCACGCTCATAATATATGAGTTTGACCACGACAGGCAGCGGTTAGAAGGAAAGTTTAAGTTCCCAGCCATAGGAGGGGGCGTCAGCCCTAAGAAATCTGATGAATACATCAGGGCCTTCGCCAGAGGGGACTTACCGGGGCTTATCGGCCATCCGGCGTCTATGGGCCACGGAATTGATGGGCTACAGGATAACTGTTTCAACATTATCATGTTTGGAATTACCTGGAATTTGGAGCATTACCTACAGACCATCCAGCGCGTGTGGAGGCAGGGCAATGAAGCTCCGTCTGTTTACCTATACCGTATCATTGCAGAAGGCACGCTTGACGGAAAAGTAGTGCAGACTCTGTACGACAAAGAATTAACTGAGGAGGCGTTTCTAACATCCCTAAGGGAGTACAACAATGCGATGCGAAGTAACTGACTGTAAAGAAGAGGCCGTCTACAAAGTATTCTGGCCTGGGCAGATGGTCCACCAATGCACCCCTCATAAGGAGCACTCAGCTTCAGTGGCGAGTGCTATGGGGTTCAATCTAGCTGTTGAAGCTCTGGAAAATTTCAAGGAGCCGGTGAAACAGAAAAAGAACCTGTGTCTGGATTTTGATGGTGTGCTTCACGCCTATACCTCGGGCTGGCATGGGGCTGATGTAGTCAGTGATATGCCAGTCCCAGGCGCTAAGGAGTTTCTGGAAGACGCTATAAAGATCTTTGATGTCTACATACTGTCGTCACGCAGCGGACAGCAGGGAGGAATCCACGCTATGCGGACTTGGATGTGTCTGCATTTCGGCGTTGACTTAGTCAAAGAGCTATACTTCACCGAGTATAAACCAGCGGCGTTCCTCTCAATAGACGACCGAGCCATCACGTTTGACGGCGTATGGCCCTCCCCTCTTGCACTATTGAAATTCAAGCCGTGGAATAAGTAAAATTTCGCTTGCATTGACTAGCGACACGCGGTACTATTATGATGCATCTACCCAAACCATTGCAAGAGGAGTACGAAGATGCCCGAAGCAACTACCACCAAGGATCAGGCCCAAGACGGAGAAAAGAAAGTCAAGCAGCGTGGAAGCCCAAACTTTCCTACCGATGGAAAGATTTCGCTGCGCGTGGAGTCCAACCCGAAGCGCAAGGGTTCCAAGAGCTACGAACGCTTTGCCCATTACAAGAATGGCATGACCGTGGACGCGGTCATCAAGGCGGGTGTCACCTACGCGGACCTCAAGTGGGACACCGAACACGGCTTCGTTGCCATCAACGAGACGCCGGAACAGCGCAAGGCGTGGGAAGCCGAGCAGAAGGCCAAGTCCGAATCCAAAGCGAAGAAAGCCGCCGAAGCCAAGGCGAAGAAAGACGCTGCCGAGGCCAAGAAGAAGGCTGCCGAAGCCAAAACCGAAGGCGGAAAAGCGGCTTAATCGGCACCTCTACCTCCCTGGAGGTGTCCGTCACTCCCCGCCCTCTTCGGAGGGCGGGTCTTTTTTCGAGGTGATACATGAACATCTATATCCCATCGTCTGGGCGGGCAGGGGAGCAGTACACTCTGCGCCAGATTCCTCAAGAGTGGAAAGCCAAGACTTACCTCGTAGTACCTGAGTCTGAGCTGCACCTGTACTACCATGATGCCAAAGTGCATCGCGTTGGCCTTCTGGGATGTCCTCACAAGGGGATTGGCCCCACCAGACAATTCATCATTGCTGCCGCTTATCCAGGCAAAGTCTGTATGCTCGACGATGACCTACGCTTCTTCAAGCGTAGGCTGGACGATAGGCAGAAATTCGCCGACGCATTTGAAGCTGACGTTGGCAAGATGCTAGACACCATTGAACGTAACCTTGAGCATATGCCATTCGTCGGTGTCTGCGCCAGGGAGGGTGGGAACCGCTACCCCGACCGGACGTATTTCAACTGTAGGCTACTCAGAGTTCTGGCATACCGGACTGAGATACTCAGCAAGGAAGGCATACGCTTTGACGACATCCCCGTTATGGAGGATTTCTACGTGGCGCTCAGCCTGCTGACCAAAGGATACTCTAACCTTATGCTCAGCGATTGGTGCCACAATCAGCGTGGTAGCAACGACAGTGGAGGATGCAGCCAGTACCGAACTATGGACGTTCAGAAAACCGCAGCTTTGAAACTCCAGGAATTATTCCCCGATTTCGTTACCGTCGTAACTAAGACAACGAAAACCGCATGGGGCGGTCAGGAGCGTACCGATGTTAGAGTCCAATGGAAACAAGCCTTTGCCTCCTCCGGCGGAACGGTTGGCACACTGGATTAACCATAGGTGGATTATCCATGTTAAGAAGAGTCGAGGTGAACCGCTGCCTTGGTCAACGGACCGTATCCTGCAGAATTATCGTTTCTGCAACGTCCACCGGGAAAATGATAAAGTTACACGCTGGATCGCTCATAATTGGCGAGACTCTAACGGTGGCGAGCATAATCTTGTACCGGCGTTGGTTCTGGCTCGGATGTTTAATTTACCGTCTACCTTGTCACAGTTGGGGTTCCCTTACGAATGGGACACGAGCCGCATGGCTGATATTGTCAAAGACATGCGTGCAGATAAGCAGAAAATATTCAACGGGGCGTATCTCATCACCACCTGCGGCGTGAAAATGGACAAAGTGGACTATGTCTTTCGGGTAGCCGACGACGCCCGTGACCTCGGCTTTGAAGCGACACGTAAATGCCGAACTCTTGAAGAAATGCACAGGCTTCTGACCACAGTCAACGGTCTGGGCGATTTCCTCGCCGGCCAGGTGATTGCTGACCTAAAGAACACGCCCGGACACCCCCTCGAGACAGCCATGGACCACTCCACCTGGGCTACCCCCGGCCCCGGTAGCCTGCGGGGTCTGGCCCGGCTCGAGGGGGCGCACAGGCCCTCGAGAGCGGGATTTTTGCCCCGCCTACACGCTGCTAGGGCACCCGTAGACCTACTTCTGGGTGACATGCCTCTGGTAGATGCACAGGACTTCCAGAACTGTCTGTGCGAATTTGATAAATGGGATAGAACATACCTTGGACAATCAAAACCAAAGCAACGATACTCAGGCTGGCGTCCTAACAGTTAGAACAGAGTTTGCAGACGGGCGGGTCAGTGCTATACTAGACGTACCCGATGGCCCGCCCACCTGGGTACAGATCTTTGCCAGCATCCAAAAAGCTGCGAACTTTGCAGCGGAAAACAACCTGGAGTTCATAGACAATGTCAGCGCACACGATAAGCCGGAGGAATGTTAATAAGATTTACGAGGACGGGCTGTGGTGGTTGAAAGTCAATGGTGTTGTTGAGGACAGTCGTAACGGGCAAGTCATCGTAGCACCAGGGCCGGTCCTCTCTACCTATCACCGCCCTCGGGAGCGAGTATTGTTCAGCGATAGACGAGACGCCAACCCGTATTTTCATTTCTTTGAAGCTTTGTGGATGCTCGGCGGCAGACAGGATCTCAAGTTTGTGGCTGACATCCTGCCGCGCATGAAGGAGTTTAGTGACGATGGCGTGGTGCTTCAAGGAGCCTATGGTCATCGCTGGAAAAAGTTCTGGGGTTTTGACCAGACTCACACAGCCATCAGAATGTTAGAGAGGGATCCTGACAGCAGGCGTGTAGTCATCAGTATGTGGGACGCTCCTACGGACTTAGAGTTGGATAGTCGCGACTTGCCTTGCAACACTCACCTATACGTGACAATTCGACAGGATCAACTTGACCTGACTGTGTGTTGTCGGAGCAACGACGCTATCTGGGGAGCTCACGGGGCTAACGCCGTTCACTTCAGTTTTCTGCAGGAGTATCTAGCTTGCGCCCTCGGTAAGATGGTCGGCAAACTACACCAATTCAGCAATAACTACCATGTCTACCCCGGAATGCCTAGATTTGAGACAATTTGGGAGAACCCCGACTCACCCGACCTTTATGAATATGGAGCGGATATGGGTTCTGGTCCCCTCTTATTCCAGGGCGATGTGGATATGTTTGACGAAGAGCTGTCCATGTTTCTGGACGAACCGTACGAAGATACTGGCAGCGGACTATTATCTGGTGTAGCATACCCTATGTGGCAAAGCCTCAAGTACCATCAAAGGAAAGTCCAGGACGTAGCTCTGGATTGGGCTGATAAAATTGACGCCCCTGATTGGCGAGCTGCTTGTGTCGCATGGCTTACGAGGAGATACGGAGTCAGTCAATGATAGATGGAGAAGCTGCTGTAGCCAGTTGGAAGAAAAGACAAATGTCAGAAGCTAACAAAACTCAGGTAGGGGGAGCTCATTACAAAGCTCCAGTGCAGCATTGGGATTTCGTCCTTATGCACGCGATGCCTTACATGGAAGCCCAAATTTTCAAGTATGTCCTCAGGTGGCGTAAGAAGAATGGCGTCGAGGACTTACGCAAGGCTCGCCATTTTATTAACAAGCTCATAGAGTGGGAGGAAGCACACGGCCCAGATTTGGGTGCCCCAGGGGACAATGACTATATGAACCCTGACAGCGGTGTGCCTGGGAGTAGGTATGTCAACCAAGATTAACACAGAGGTGAAATATGAATTACTTAAAGCTGATTATTGTGTGTCTGACTCTGTGCTTCTGCGCGGGGTCAGTGAGCCTAGCTTTCGTTGTAGGAATTTCTGACTACAACAAACGCATAGAACTGCAGAAGAAGCGTAAAATTCGCCAGCAGTTCGAATATAACAACCCAGACCAGCCGGACAGTCAGGTTAACGACCCTGGCCGCTACTGGTTTGCGTAAGAATTCTCCTAGGGCATTGGAGAATGGCGTGGCCTTCAGCAAGCAGCGCCGACTCTGTGGCGGAGATTTGGGCGACCCCGTAAAAATGCTTAGTCGTCCTTAATTTTAATCAGGAGGTGGCTGTGAATACAGAAGCAAGAGAAATGTTAAAGGAACGCACCCTTCATTGGTGTAACTCAGTGGCGCAAGAGATCTACCACATAACGGGTAGACGCGGGGCTCGACCCTCAATCATCACTGAGTTGAAACCGGGGTTTCCGAATGACCCCAACCGTTGTGTCATTGCTCAGACACTGGCCAATGCTCTAGGTAGGTCGGTCATAGTAGACCAACGCCTGTGTATCGTAGGCGATAGGCGCTATAGTGACAGGGACCTAACGATGGCGGTGCCTACTGTTGTCAACATGTTTATCCGCGAATTTGACCAGGGCAGAATTCCGGAGCTGGATATCAGTATGGTGACAGTTTTCGAACCCGAGCCTCTGGAGCACCCGGAAGTTCTGAAGTTGAAAGAGCCGGTTAAACCAAAAGTCAAATGCGATTACGCGGCGTATCCCGATTGGGAAAGTGTCATCGGCTATGAAACAGTGGCAGAAAGAAAAGCTCCACAGCCTGCTTGACCTAGCAACGATTCTCAACCGTCATTGCTGGACAGCCTTGACGGTTGGGGGTCTGTTGCTTTTATCAGGCTGGATTGTAGGAGACTACTCAATAATCTTGACCGCTGCTACGCTCATTTGTCTTGCAGTAGTTGGGGTCGTTGTAGTAGACGTCATTCTGCGCTACGTTCGTTGGAGGAAAAAGACGTGGAAGTAAAACTCATAGAAATAAGGGATGCGGGCACTCTTATCCCCGTCATGGCCGTACGACTAATCCCCACCTGTGAAGAAGAGCGTTATTTACTTGGACGTTCAGGATACGGTGTAGATCCTAAAGACCAAGGAACCTACATATTAATCATTAGACTAGCGGGTGGGAATGGTCAGGCAACCTGCGACCCCTATGAATGGGGGGGCGCTCCTATGGTACGGACCATGCCCGAAGCTCACAAATACATCATAGAACATTGGTACGACTTAAAGACAGGCGATGTTGTAGATGTTGAATTTGCTTTGGGAGAAAGCGAAAAGCCTAAGCTAAGTGAGCGCATCACCGCGTAACCCCTTGTTTTTGCTGGGGATTTAAGCCCGGAGCGCTGTGTTGCCCTGTGCCAGTCGGCTATGGGGGCCTTTGTAGTTGCCCCGGCACCCAAATCTAAACGGTCTCGAAGGTGTGTGGCGCTCCGTTTTAGCGCCCAGGCCCGTTCAAACGGGCTACATGGGCTAGAGCAGGCAAATTAAGCTCTACGGGGCCATATTCGCCGTAACTAATACTCGCCATCGCTACGCGCCATCTACCCTCATAGTAGATGTGAGGTACGAGCCTAGTGGCGTCGGCCTCCCTCGTGACCTCCCTTCCCGCCATGCCCACCCTTCCCGTGACCATGACCGCCCTTTCCGTGTCCTCCCTTCCCACCATCCGGGTCAGGATCTGGATCAGGGTCGGGCGAAGGCGCGGGGCCAGGGTCAGGCGCGGCGGCTGGCGAGGGAGCTGCGCCACTTGGGTCGCCTGGACTGGGGCAGTTGTAGTCATCACAATAACTCCAGGGTTTGGGGCATCCCAGAAGGGCTAAACTCAGCAAAATTGCGGGGAGTGCTTTCATTTCTTATTTGTGTCCGACATGCGACTACCAAACCACCAGAGGACCGCGCTGGTAGCAAGATAGAGTATAGTGTTGATGATTTGCCCCTGCATAGTGGGGGCGTCCGGACCAAGCATGAAGTAAATGACGCCCATCAGCATGACCAAGCATAGGGTGAGGACTGGGCGCATAAGACCTCGTACAACATCTACGAAGACTATCCACCCAGAATTACCTGTGGACCAGCGTTGTCCTGCCTCTCGGTAGCTGGCTTCCAGTCCCGCCCACGCTGCCTGTGCCTCCGCCCCTTCCTGCTTTCTCTCTTCGATCTTAAGAGCAACTTCGGCTTCCTTGTCCATATGTTTGAGCTCCATCTCCATAACTTTGAGCTCATGAGACTGCTCTTGCTTGTTGGTAAAGTATTTCATCACCCCGCTGAGGG